TGAACGCTCCATTCACTCCTTACAATAATAAAATTGATCCTTTTAATAGGCACGGATGGCCTAGCCCGTGGGAAATTATTGTAGATAACAAATACGATGATTTTACCAAGGCTATTATGATAGGTTTCAGCCTTCGATTAACGAATCGGTTTAAAAATAATATAATTTATATTAGAACTCTTGTTGACAATACCAAAAACATAGCATATAATATTGTTATAGTTGACGAAGAATGGGCTATAAACTATAGCGATAACGGACCAGTTTCAGTAGAAATAATTCCCGATTCATTTTACCTTGAAAACCATATAGAGTTATAGGGTCCAAGGTAAATATCTTCCTCAACAAGCAAAGGTAACAATCATATGATCACAGTGGTGAAGCGCAGTGGGGAGCGTGTTCCTCTCGATATCTCTAAAATACAACGACAAGTAGAACATGCCTGTAGAGGCATAGAGGGTGTAAGCCCAAGTATGGTGGAGATCAAAGCGCAGATCGAACTGCATGATGGTATGACCACAGAAACCATAGACGAACTACTCTTAAAGGCTATGGTGAATCTTATCGATGAAACTGACAATCCTGAAATAAACAATGTTAACTACCAATATGTAGCAGGTCGTCAGCGTATCAGTATGCTACGCAAAGAAGTCTATGGCAAATATGATCCAGATAGACTATATCATATTGTACAGCGCAATGTAGAAGCAGGAATGTATACCCCAGAATTACTAGAGTGGTATACAGAAGATGAATGGAATACTATAGAGTATTTTATAGATCACAGTAAGGATCTCGACTATACCTATGCTGCTATCGCACAGTTATGCGAAAAATATCTAGTGCAAAATCGTGCTACTGGAAAAATATATGAAACACCTCAGGTTCGCTATGCCATAGCAGCAGCCACAGCATTTCATAATGAACCACGTGAAACTAGACTACGTTATGTAAAGGATTATTATGAATGTGCAAGTGATGGGCACTTTACTCTTGCTACTCCTGTGCTTGCTGGCCTGGGCACTACAACTAAACAGTTCAGCAGTTGCGTCCTTATTAGCAGCGATGATACATTGGATTCAATATTCGCAGCAGGGGAAATGATGGCCAAATATGCTTCAAAACGAGCAGGAATTGGCCTGGAAATAGGCCGAATTCGCCCCTTAGGAGCACCAATTCGTAACGGAGAGATTAAACATACGGGTATGGTACCATTCTTAAAGAAATGGTTCGCTGATCTACGTAGTTGTTCACAAGGTGGTATCCGTAATGCAAGTTGTACAGTTACATTTCCTATATGGCATTATCAGTTTGAAGATCTTATTGTGCTAAAGAACAATCAGGGCACAGAAGAAACCCGTGTGCGTCAGATGGACTATTCAGTAGTTGTTAATGCCATGTTCTGGCGTAGATATAAAAATAAAGAAATGATATCCCTGTTTGATCCACATGAAGTTCCTGACCTATACGAAGCATACTATAGAAACTCAGAAGAGTTCGAAAGGCTTTATCTGCGTTATGAGCAAGATAAGACAAAAAAGAAGAAAGTATTACCCGCGGATGAAATATTCAAAAATGGCATTCTTAAAGAACGAACTGATACTGGTAGAATATACCTGGTCAATATTGACAACGTCATCCAACAAGGTCCCTTTGATACAAGCACTGATCCGATATATCAATCCAATCTATGCCAGGAGATCTTACTTCCGACCAGGCCTTTTCAACGTTTAGAACCAAAGAAAAAATTAATTAGAGTTAAGAAAACTAATGTAGATAATTTTATGAAAAATAAATCAACCGACATTGTTAGTATTAGAAAGATAAAATAGTTAAATGTGCCTAAAGTACAGAGTAAATAATAAATAACTGTATAGGAGGCACATATGAACTACTCAGGCTTTATATACGAATGGACAAACAAAATAGATGGAATGAAGTATTTAGGTTCTCATAAAGGTACTATAGACGACGGATACATCGGTAGTGGTAAACGCTTTAATAACGCTGTAAGCAAATATGGTATTGAGAATTTTGAAAGAATTATTGTAGAATATATTGAAAAAGAAGAGGATATTTTGTTAAGAGAGCAACACTACTTAGATGTAATTGGATGTGCTAAGAATCCGTTGTATTACAATATTGCTCCTAATGCAGGTGGCGGGGATTGTGGTAATGGACCTAAGATATCTTCTACAAAGAAAAAGAAGTTTGCTTCTGGTGATTTAGTAATCAATAACAAAGGCAAAACAATGAAAGAGGAGCAAAAACTTAAATTGGCAGACGAATGGGAAGTTGTTACTCCTGAAAATAAAGTGTTGTTGATTACTAATATGCTTGAATTCTGCCGCCAACATACATTAAACGCCAGTGCTATGAGTGCTGTGGCCCGCGGTAGAAAGAGTATGTATAAAGGTTATAAATGTAAAAAATTAACTAACAAGCGTGATGTAATATATGAACCAAAAGAGTATGTGTTTATGACAAAAGAAGCCCGTAGTCAGCAGTTGAAAGAGTTAGCAGTTAGGGGCGGTAATCATCATGAAGCAGTTAAGATTGAATATGATGGCATTATATACGATAGCATCTCAGAAGCAAAAGAAGCAATTGGTAAAAGTTACTATCTAATTACAAAATATGGAAAAAGAATATGAATAAAAATATAAGAGACTATATCAATTTGATTGAAAATAAGAATGTGGTTAAATCAGTTCAGGTAGGAAACTTTAGACACGATCTAATAGACACTGGATTTGGTTGGCAAGTTCGTATCTATAACGGTGATGAACTCTACGATACTGGTATGAGTAAGAATTCTGAGCAAAAGGGTTTAGACGCATTAGATCAGGCAGTTGCATATACAAAGAAGCAATTAAGAATTAATTAAGGAATAAAGAAATGACTGAATTATACGAAGAAATAGAATGTCTACCCGAAGAGTTAGATGATGAATATGAATATTTTGAAATTGATGAAGAAGAGGGCAGAGTGGCCCTTTGCACTCTTGGATCAATCAACTGGGGTGCCTTCCGCAATCCACAGGATATGCGAAAAGCCTGTAGGGTATTGGTTCGCTCACTGAGCAATCTACTTAACTATCAAGACTTCCTAAGCATACAGAGCAAGTTAGCCAATGAAGATTTTGAACCATTGGGAGTGGGTATTACTAACCTAGCCTACTGGCATGCACGACGCCACCTAAAATATGGTGAAGGAGACAGCCTATCTGAAGTACGACGTTGGATGGAACATCAGGCATTTTATCTCACAGAGATGAGTGTGGAACTTGCTGAAGAACGTGGTGCCTGCAAACGCAGCGCCTATACCTATTATGGTCGTGGAGTGTTCCCATGGGAACGCCGTAATAAAGGTGTAGACGAGCTAGTAGATTTTACTCCTACACTGAATTGGGAACCTCTACGTGAAAAGATGAAACAGCATGGCATACGTAATGGTACTCTAATGGCCGTTGCCCCTGTTGAATCAAGTTCTGTAGTTCTTAATTCTACTAACGGTATTGAGATGCCCATGGAACTGATCTCTGTTAAAGAAAGCAAAGCAGGTTCCTTCGTTCAGGTTGTCCCTGATTATCGTAAGTTAAAAAACAGATACGAGCTGATGTGGGACCAAAAGGACTGTGTTGGTTATTTAAAAACAGCAGCGGTGTTAGCAGCCTACATCGATCAAAGCCTAAGCACCAATACATTTTATAATCCGGCCTACTTTCCCGAGGGCAAAGTTCCTGGCACAATTATTGCTAAGAATTTGATGTTGGCCTACAAGTGGGGTATCAAGACTATCTATTATAGTTTGATAAACAAAGTCGGAGCAAAGGTAACAATTACCAGTACAAATGTTGTAAATGCAGCAGATAATGTTATAATATATGAGGACGAGGCTGATTGTATGGCCTGTAAACTATGAGCAAAGAACAATATAACCTACACAAACAGACAAACTATCTCAAACGTAAGATGTTCCTAGACCCAGAGGGGCCAGTCACTGTACAAAGATTTGAAGAAGTAAAATACCCCAAGATACAAAAGTTTGAAGAATTGGCTAGAGGATTCTTTTGGGTCCCAGAAGAAGTTACACTGACTAAAGATAAAATTGATTTCAAAGAAGCCACTGATGCTGTCAAGCATATCTTTACCAGCAACCTACTACGCCAGACTGCCCTAGATAGTATACAGGGTAGGGCACCTAGCCAAATCTTCAGCCCAGTGATCAGTATACCAGAATTAGAAGCACTGGTCAATAATTGGTCATTCTTTGAAACTAATATTCATAGTAAAAGTTATAGCCATATTATTAGAAACATTTACGGTGTTCCTAAAGATGTGTTTAATACTATTCACGACACTGAAGAAATCGTTAATATGGCGTCAAGCGTTGGCAACTATTATGATTACCTACATACCCTAAATTGTCAAAAAGAAATTGCAGAAATGTTAGTTAGCGAGGCTGAACATGTTAAAGCAATTTGGATGGCACTAAATGCCAGTTATGCACTAGAAGCATTTCGCTTTATGGTATCATTTGCTACTAGCCTAGCAATGGTAGAAAATAAGATTTTCATAG